GTATATAATCGGGACCAACAGGCGACCCAAAACCGCGAAAGGCTCGAAATGTCCCAGGCGTCACTTTCTGTCTACCAGGGCGAAACGCTCGCCTTTGAGCTGGAATATACCGGCACCGACGGCAACCCTGTGCCCAACCTGGACGGTGCGGAAGTCGAGCTGCGGCTCAGCTCTGGCCAAGGCCCGGTGTTCGGAACGGTAGACGACACGACCGGCGTGCTGGCCTTCGAGGTCGAACCGTTCATTACGGAAGAGTGGCCGACCGCTGGCCTCAAGTTTCAAGTTTGGCTGCGCTACACCTCCGGCAAAACGGAGATGGTCGTGGACGGCCAAATTGACGTAGAGAAAGCCCTGTAACCATGAGCTCGACCGCGCCTCTTGTGATACGCCAGCCTTACGGGCGCGTGCACGTCACACAAGGCGCGGCGTCCGACCGGCGCGTTTCGTTTACCGGCAGCACCCGCAAGATCGAGGTGCGCCCAACAGCTCATTCAGTGAGTGTCAAACCGCGAACCAACCGCATTTCCGTGCTCAACGATCTGTCCGGGATCGCACAAAGTCTTAACGAGCGCATCCGGCAGGTGATCGAGGACGGCGGGCGGCAGAACCAGATCGCTCCGATCACGACTGGCGACGGCCAAGACTACATTTTGCGCAGCTTTGGTGCGCCGATCCTGACGCTATTTGACGGTTTGGGTGTTTGGCTGACGCCGAACCTGTCCAACGGCGAACCCCCGATCACTCTGCAAGTAGACGCCACGCCAGCCAAGCCGGTGCTCCTGGCCAACCGCGACGGCATTGACCCGCTGCCGGTAGACACTCTGCGCCAAGGCACACCTGCGATCCTGTTCTATTCAGCCAGCAACGATGCCTGGATTGCGGGCACCAGCATGGCTGAGCTTACGCAGGCGCAGCGTGACGCGATTGAAAGCACCCTCGCACAGTCTGTTGACGCCAAAGACCTCGCCCAGCTCGCAGCTCAAGACGCCCAAAACGCCTTGGACGGGGTGCCACAGGCCGTTAATCTCTATCTCGACGAATGGACCTCCGACGCCAACAGCGCCTTTGGTCAGCTCCAATCAGACTTGACCACGCTTTACTACACCAGCGCCGAAACGGATGCGGCAATCGCAGGCGAGGTGACTTCGCTTGAGACCAGCCTGACGAATGACCTGGGCACGATCCAGGCCACGCTCACGCAGGATTACTACACGAAAACAACCACAGACAGCGCGATTGCCGCTGCGATCCAACAGTTCGACGCGGGTGCAGCCAACGTCACCTCGGTTCTGTCCGCGGTCTCAGACATCCAAGGCTATGCCGAGGCCACCGCCGGGTTCCGCGTCCAAGCAGGCGGCTCTGTTTCGCTTCTGGATTTGGCCGCCCACAACGATGGTGGCGAGTCTTACAGCGTGGCCAAGCTGAGCGCCGACGACATAATTTTGGATGGCAGCGTCAGCACCCCGCACCTGCAAGCAGGGGCGGTGACGGCTGACAAGATTGATGTAACGTCTTTGGACGCCGTTAGTGCCAATATCGGGAGGTTTGAAAGCGCAGCGTCCGGGGAGCGCGTCGTTATCTCCGACGACAAGATCGAGGTCTACGACTCCAACAACGTGCTGCGCGTGAAGATCGGGAACCTCGCGTGATGGCTTACGGCTTTCAAGTATTTGACCAGATTGGCGAGCTTGGATCGACAAGCAAGAGGCTGGGGCGTGTTCTGGGTCAGATATCACATGGCACTTCCGGAACCTATACCTTGACTGTTTCAGATTTCGACCCCGCTCGTGGTTTTTACTACGCGACCCAAGACCCCAATTTGGTAGAGGATTTGTTTTACGGACCCCCGGATATTTCTTGGGATCAGTCTACCAAGACAATCACTGTCACACCGAATGGAGTCGCGGGAACGGTTCTGATTGGAATGAACAAATGAGCTTTGGTATATCCGCCAAAAACGCCGACGGCGATGTCTTAATTGATCAAAACTATCGTGCTCTTCGAGTATTTTCGCGAGGACAAGTTGATGTTTCCGCAGGGGAGGGGAGTGTTCCGCTGAATGGCATACTCAACCCTGTTGTTTTTGTTCAGCCCAAGGGATTTGAAATAGGCGGGGGCTTTCTTAGTTCTACGGAGTATTATTTTGTCATTGATAGTAGTATTGGCACTGTAAAATACGCCGTGTGCTCTCTTGACTCTTCGGGAGGGGTCGGAGGCTCCGATCCCGGCCTGGCAGTTTTTGACCCACAAGGTCGAACTGTATTTTCCTCAAACCGGGAGTATATGCGTGTCGTTCAAGGCTGGGAACAGACTTTCGATTTCAACAGCTCATCGAATGACTTTACAACGGAAAACGTGTCGCGAGACACCGGATGGCTCGCTATGCACGCGCGCTCAGTCATGGGAGGGTATTGCAGCGTATTGATACTATTGCACGCCAAACGCACCTCCAGCACCAACATGCGTTTGTTTGATGTCGGTCGTCCCTACGGGGGCGATGCAGGGCCGGGTGCAACAATATCCAGAACAGGACAATTCATCCTCGGAGAGCTGGAATGACAGAAGGAGAGTTTACAATGCTCCAAGAACAGTGGGATAGAACGATAAACGAAAAGCGACCGTGGTATGTTCGTTTTTCGGTGTCGCACAATGACGAGGTAACGGAGGATGAAGTCGAGGTGCAGGCTTCGTCTTTTGCGGATGCGGCCAACCGCTTCATCATGGAGTCGTTTCAGCTCACACGCTTTAGAGTTCTTGAGCGACTGGAAGACGGCTACATGCTGGCATCGACGACCTTTCGGGTCGGGCCGGATTTTTCTTATACCGTCACAATCCGTTGCGCCGATCAGTATTCAGCCTTGCACATACTTACCACCGAAGTCGTCAAGGTTGAGCAGATAACCGATCCGGGGCTGGACGCATCTCTGGATAGCATGTAGGTAGTTGCAACCCACAAACATGACTTGAGCAACCGTGGCGCGTCTGGCACAATGCGCACAAGCCGGACCTTTGCGTGAGCTGATCGAAATCCTCCCAAAAGCACCCGCCTTGGTCCGGCGGTCAAAACGAGGGACCGTTCATGCGCTCCGCATACGAAATCGCCAAGTCTTACCTCGGTCTGCAAGAATGGCCGGGAGCCCGCCACAACCCCAAGGTTGTCGGGTTCTTCGAGCAGTCTGGCCACGGCTGGGTCGGGGATGACGAGACGCCGTGGTGCGCAGCGTTTGTCGGTGCCGTGCTCGCGCAGGCTGGTATGCGCGGCACCGGCAAACTGAACGCCCAGTCCTACAAGACGTGGGGTGAAGAAGTCGCTCTGGAATATGCGCAGGAAGGCGACGTTGTGGTCTTTTGGCGCGAGAGCCCGGATAGCTGGAAAGGCCATGTTGGCTTCTACGCCGGGCAAACCCAAGACGGCGTTTTGGTTCTGGGTGGAAACCAAGGCAACGCCGTAAGCGTAAGCGAATACCCGCAGCGCCGCTTGTTGAGCGTGCGCCGGGCCAAACCCAAACGCGAAAAAGCTACCCAGACCCGCACGGTGCGGGCCACGGCAGCTCAGGCTGGCAGCGCCGTTGCCGCCGGTGCCACCGCCGTTTCGCAGTTCCAAGGGACCGCACAGCTCGTGGTTATCGGCTCGGTAACGCTGATCGTGCTGTTGGCTCTTTGGATCATGCGCGACCGCATCCGCAAATTTGCTGAGGGGGATCAATGAGCTTTGGCTGGATACCGCTTCGCATCAAGATTTACTTTTTGGTTGGCTTGGCTTTCGCGGCTGGCGTCATCGGCTGGCGTGCGCAAATCGCCAAAAACGCCGTCCAACGCGAAAAGGACCGTGAAGCCGTGCGCCAAGCCAAAGCCTACCGCAACACGCGCGTTGAGATGGACAAGGCGGGCGAGCCTCCTTCCGTTGACGCTGCTCGTGGCATCTTGCGGGAGTTTTCAGATGACTGAGATGACCGGCGAATACCAGGCCGCGTGCGACGGCTTGCGCGGACCGCTCAGGGACCACGCCGCAACCTTGGCCAACAGCTCACACGGGCCGTCTATCATGACCGGTGCGGTTGTAGTCCAAACCTACCAGGCGGCCTGTCCGCGCTAAACTAAGGAGGCCAAAATGGCATTTCTCGACGACCGCGTGTTCGATGACGGCTTGACCGTTCTCGACGTTGAAGCAAGCGCAATCCACATCACTGCCGGGGAAGCTACAAGCTACGCTGAGGCGACAGGCGCGAGTGATCTCGGCAATTCGACAAGCCTTAGCATCGGCGCGCCGCAGGACCGTGTGGGAGATGCACAAACCGGCCTCGGGGGTCGTGAAGTTGTTGTTTCGGCTATCAGCGACGGCTCTGTGACCGGCACCGGCACCGCCACCCATTATGCGATTGTGGATACGGCCAACAGTCGCCTTCTGGCGACCGGCGATTTGACCGCCTCGCAATCGGTGACGGCGGGCAACACGTTTACTCTCGGCTCGTTCACCATCGGCATCCCCGACCCGGCATAATAGGTGAACCATGACCAAACTCGTCAACCGCGCAAAAATGACCACCGCCACCACGGGCACGGGGGTTGTCACGCTGGGATCAGCGGTTGACGGGTATCAGACGTTTTCTGATGCTGGCGTCGTCAACTCTGATGTGGTTCGCTACACCATTGAGGATGGCGATGCTTGGGAGATCGGCTCAGGGGCTTACTCCGCTGGCACTCTCACACGGGTATTGGATGAAAGCTCGACAGGCTCTCTGCTCAACCTCTCTGGCGATGCTGTTGTCTATGTCACGGCAGCAGGTGGAGACATTCAGCAGCCTCCGTCTGAGGGCGATTTTGTTGACGGCGACAAGACCAAGCTGGACGGCATCGAAGCCAATGCAGACGTCACGGACACGACCAACGTCACGGCGGCTGGTGCGCTTATGGACAGCGAACTGACAGACATTGCTTCGGTTAAAGCCCTAGACCAAGGCGTTGCCACCACGGACAGCCCGGAGTTTGATGTCGTCACGGCAACGTCTTTTGTGGGCGATGGGTCAAGTCTCACCGGCTTGCCTCCTGGATACACCGATGCAGACGTAGACGCCCACCTAAACCAAAGCACGGCCACGGCTGACCAAGTGCTGACTTGGGATGGTTCGGACTACGCTTGGGAGGATGGTGCAGTCATCGCTTCTATCGCGGTCACAGTCGCCTTCACAGACTCGGGCAACCACTATTTCCTTGACGGCTCAGAGCAACAACTGGCTTTGCTAACGCCGTCAGTGACTTACCGCTTTGACCAGTCTGACCCGTCGAACACCGGACACCCGCTGCGCTTTAGCCTGACTGACAACGGCACGCACAACGGCGGCACTGAGTTCACGACGGGCGTGGCTACGTCTGGGACTCCGGGAAGCGCGGGCGCATATACTGAAATCACGCTGGAGCAGGACGGGCCGCAGGTTCTTTATTACTACTGCTCGTTTCATTCGGGTATGGGTGGTGAAGTCAATCAAACGGCATCGCAGACCCAACTTGATACCAAAGTAAACCTCACCTCTAGCACGGGGTCGGCTATTCTGCCTGCTGGCACGACCGCCGAGAGGGACGCATCCCCCGCCGCAGGCTATCTGCGATATAACTCTGACGAAAACAGCTTCGAAGGCTATGACGGCACCGAGTGGGTTGGCATCGCTGCGGACACCATCTCACCCGCTACAATCGGCGCGGCGACCTCCGCGCAAGGCTCTCTTGCTGACAGTGCGGTTCAGCCGAACGACAGCCCCACCTTCGGGACCGTTAACGCCACAACGGTAGACCTTGGCGACTGGACTGTGGCGGAAAACGCTGGGTCTCTGTTCTTCGCCTACCTCGGGACAAACAAGATGAAGTTGGACAGCTCAGGCAACCTGACTGTGCTTGGTGATGTCACGGCCTTCGGGAGCCTGTAAAAATGCCCCTGCCAACGACCGGCCCTATTTCTCTTGCCAATATCGCAGCTGAGTTTGGCGGCACCGCGCCTCACTCGGTAAGTGAGTATTACGCAGCCGCGGCAGGCGTTCCGGGAGTCGGCGCGGTCGGGATCGGTGCGTTCCGCGGCAAGTCGGCGGAAATTGCCATCACGGCGACAAACTCAGCAAGCCTTGACCTAAGCAGCGCCTTTGGGTCCGACTATGGCAACCCAATAGCGAAGCGGCTGGTCGTGCCGTCTAATGTTATTCTTGGTCCGGTTAGCATTCCTTCCGGCATGAGCGGCTCTTTGACCATTGAAAATGCTGGCGAAATCCAAGGCGTTGGCGGTGGCGCAAATGGCGGTAATGGTGGCCATGCGATTACCGCTTATGAGTCGTTCAGCCTCTTGAACACCGGTGCTGTTCGCGGCGGCGGCGGTGGGGGTGGCAAAGGCGGTCGCGGTGGCGCTGGCCGGGCTACGTCTACGGTCAGAGAACCGTCCTCTGGAGGTTTCGGCCCGAACTCGTCATACAAGTATAGGGCGGAGATTCGCATTCCCCAATTCATGCCTATTCTTCAAGGTATTTGGGAAGTAGTGTGGGACGGGAGGCTTATAAGCGAAGGGTATCGTTTAAGATCTGGGCCGCCGAACTCGGTTGTAGACCCGAACGACTCAAGCATAACATACCATCTTGTTCCAGATAGTAATAACAGCCCCTATGCAATATACAGAACTTTTTCCCAGCAATTAACCACAAGCGGTGGCGCAGGCGGTGATGGCGGTCGAGGCAGAGGCTATAACCAGTCTCTCTCGGCGGGTGCCGCAGGTGCCGCTGGCGGAACCAACGCAGGCGACGGCGGCGACGGTGGCTCAGGCGGTGGTTTCGGCCAGCCCGGCGCTGGAGGCAGTTCTGGTGCCAACGGCAACTATACAAACGGCAGCGCGGGGTCAGCGGGCGGTGCCGCAGGTCGGGCTGTGCGTATGCTCGCAGGCACGCTTACCCTCAACAACAGTGGCGTAATAAACGGAGCGACCTGATGACCCTCGAATATACGATCACCGAAATCGAAAACGGAACAGCTCGTGTAGAGTATGGCGATGGCTCTTGGGCGAAGATTGCCCTACGCGCTGACATGACGCCTGAGCAGATTGATGATCTCGCCTACCAGTTCGGCCCAAAACCCACCGCCGCTCCCGACTTTTTGAAGACGGGCGAACGCCGCTCGGCGCAGCCAATCCCTGAACCGGAGCCAGAACCTTTTGACGGTGCAGCGCATGTCGCCACTCTTGATCCCGGCGAACATGCTCGGCGGGAGCGCAATATGCGACTGGAGGCCACGGATCACTATGCGCTGACTGACCGCACCATGCCGGACGCTGTTGCCGCCTACCGTCAATCGCTGCGGGATTTGCCTGACACTTCGGATTGGAACCCATATTTGGAGTGGGACGAGCTGAAAGGCGTGACTGTGTTGGGTGTGAACTGGCCCACCGCTCCGGAGTAAAAAATGCTCGGTTTCAACTCCATCGCTAGCGCACCCCTCGCGGATGATGGGGTTGTTGTCGTCTATGAGCTGGGCGGCGCTGACCTTGTTGCGGGTAGGTTGGTCTTTGCCGACAGCACGTTCGATCAAACTCACAACCTCACCCCTGCGGGCACCTCCGCAGGTGCACCGACTGTTCCCGGCATCGCAATGTCGGAAGACGAGACGTTCAACGCCACTTCGATAACCGTGGCCGCCCCGGTTGTTGACGCCGCTAACATTGCCCAAGAGCACGCAATTAACCCACATGGCTTGGCGGCAGGACTGCCTACTGTCAGCCAGACTTTCGTAGTCGAAGCTCTCGGTCTAACAACGCCGTCGTCGCATACGGGCGCCCCCGTTCTCGGCGAGCCAATCTTGGTCCAAGCTCACGGTTTGGGCACTAAAGGTGTCCGGACCAACCCACCAGGCGTTTCATTTGCGTCTGCCTTCGAGAATGAAACTTTCTTGGGCGAAAGCATTGAGGCCGGTGCGCCACATTCCGAAGCCACGCCGCTCGATCAAACTCACGTTTTTGTGACGCGAAGCGATCCTGCTGGCGTGCCGCGCCTCGGTGCAGTGGAGTTTTCCCAAGAACAAACGCCATCCGCCGCCAACATCAACAGCAAGCGCCCGCGTGCATCCGCCGCACCAGTTGCAATAGTCTATGAACTGGACGGCCAAACCGTTACAGCGGAACCCCCCGCACCGGTGGTCGCTGCGCTCCTTCAAAACCACAGCTTCGAGGGCGGGGTTGTCGATACGTTCGCGCCAACCGCGCCGCCAGTCGCCCTTGGGGTTACTTATATCTTTACGGCGTCGGGTTTGGATTTCAAAAGCCCGACAGTCTCCCCCGCCGCATACGGTGTTTCAGTTCGCCGTTTGGCTGTCATAAACCAGACAGACGGGCAAACCACGACTGAACCCCTCATCCGCGCGGCCAATGATGCCCGCGAACATCGACGCACAGCAAACGCCGTCAAGATCGCTCAAGCCTGACTTGTATTTTTCGTAGGTTTTTGCGACACTCACGACAAACTAATAGCGGGGGCCGAGATGGCATTTACCATTAAGCAAGGGGACACGTCGCCCGCCCTCGTGGCGGACCTTAAAACCCCAGACCGCCAACCGGCCAACCTTGTAGGTGCCACCGTGCGGTTTCACATGCGGAACAAGAGGCGTTCTGGCGATATTGTGGACCAACCTGCCGCAGTCACCGACGCAGCAAACGGCCAGGTGCGGTATGATTGGCAGACGGGCGACACAGGGACCGCAGGCGAGTTTGAGGTGGAGTTCGAAGCCACCTACGCAGATGGAACCATCGAGACCTTCCCCAACAAGGGCTACATCGACGTGACGATCCCGGAGCAAATCGCATGAGTGATGAGCCCTGGAAAGACCGCATCGAGCAAAAGTTGGACAAGTTGGCCGAAGCCGTTGTCAACTTGGCGCGCATGGAAGAACGAATGATTGCCCTCTTCAAACGCATGGACAATTACGAAAAGCGCCAAGACGACCTTGAGACCGACGTAGCCGACCTCAAGAAGAACGTCGGAAGCAACGGTCAGATGCTCCGCTTTGCCGAACGGCTTTTCTGGATCGTTGTAACGGCATCCGTCTCCTACTTTTTCTACAACAAATCGGGGGGTTGAGGCATGAACCGCCGAACCATTCTGGAAAAGGCTGCAAGTCTCATCGACGGGGACCGCGCAGCGACCTACGGCGATGCGACGACAAGTCACCAGCGCATCGCAGACCTATGGACGACGTATCTTGATGGGGTGCAATCTCAACGCGGGCACAGTGGTTTGAACGCGGCTGACGTAGCCGCAATGATGGTGCTTATGAAAGTAAGCCGAACGGTGTCGTCCAACCACGCAGACAACTGGGTGGACATTTGCGGATACGCCGCCTTGGCTTCTGAGATGGAGGATAGCGAGGATGTCTCGTAAAGCCTCACAGGCTCAAGCAAAGCGCGACGACGACAACCGGGCCAACCAAAAACGCCGAGACCGAGACCTGTCACTCAAGCGCGAAGCCAACCAACGTGCGGCTTTGGTTGACCCGTCCAACATGCAGCTCGACATGAAATCCAACCGCAGCTTGGCTGAGCAAGCGCGCAAAGCGCGCGAGGCCAACG